CGAACGTTACCGTCCTACAACTTTGGACGGTTACGTTGGTAATGAACAACTTAAAACAACAATAGCTAAATATCTAGAACAAAACGATATTCAGAACTATTTATTTCACGGTCAAGCAGGAACGGGTAAAACCACTCTAGCTAAAATCGTGATTAATAATCTGGATTGTGAGTCACTTTATATAAACGCAAGTGATGAAAGAGGTATTGAAACTATTAGAGATAAAGTTGTTGGTTTTGCTAGTGTAGCAAGTTTTAAACCACTAAAGGTTGTAATACTTGATGAAGCTGATTTTTTAACTATTCAAGCACAAGCATCGTTAAGAAACGTAATAGAAACATATTCTAAATCAACACGTTTCATATTAACTTGTAACTTTATAGAACGTATTATTGATCCACTTCAATCAAGGTGTCAAACGTTTAAAATACAAGCACCAACTAAATCTGATGTAGCTAAACACTTAGTTAATATCTTGGAGACAGAGAAAACCAACTTCGATTTAGAACAAATCAAATCGTTAGTTAATCAATATTACCCAGATATTCGTAAGATGCTTAATACAATACAAGCATCCACCGTAAATAACACGTTGAGTCTAGATAAATCAACGTTGTCATCAACTTCATATATGAGTGATGTATTAAAAGAGTTAACACTAGATAAACCCAACTATACCACTATTAGGCAGACAATAGCTGATGCAGAGGTAAGTGATTTTGATGGTTTACATCGTTATCTCTTTGACAACTCAGATCAGTATTTACCTAACAAACAAGGTACAGTTGCTATGCTTATAAACGAGCATCAATACCAATCAAACTTTCGTATTGATAAAGAAATCAATACTATGTCTTTAATCCAAAACCTAATAAATAATAAATAAACAACGTTATGAGTCAACAACAACAACCACAAGGTCCCCCAATCGATTTAAAAAACACTTCTGCTGTTGAAAACAGTGAAGGTAAATCTGTATTCCTACAAGGAGTTATTCTACGTAAAGTATCTAAGTTCGTAGCAGGTACAGATTCAGATGCACTTATGCCTATTCCAGTATTTTATGATGGAGCAACTGGTAAACTAGTAGAAGATTCAGTACCAACCGATTTAAGAGAAGAGTATAAAGATGAGTTACTGTAAAACAGTATTTGATTGGGGTAAACACATAAACCAACATAAAACTGCGGCTGATAAGTTTTCAACCGCAGATTGGGATATGTTTAACGCTTACGTAATACATAGATTGATTAGTATGAACCCTAATCATCTAATAGTAGCAAACGAAGCACAAAAGTTCCACCCAACCGAAAAACGTAAAATATATGAGTTTTACAAAGAGTTTATTCCTAAAAATAGTAAGTGGAGTAAATATGTAAAATCTAAAACTAAAAAGGTTAACTCCGATTTACTATTAGAACTATCCTCATATTATCAGTGCTCACAAAAAGAAGCAACAGAATATCGATCTTTGTTGGCTAAGCCAGATATGGTTCGTATATTGACGATGCGTGGAAATGATGATAAAACCATTAAAAAGTTATTAAAATGAATGCACAACTATACAAAATGCTTAAAACAGAGGCTGAAGCAGAAAGACAAAAAGCCCTATTATCCCTTGACTTACTAGGAAATCATGCCGTTGGTATTGGTGATCATAGTACTGAAGATTTTTACAAAAACGCAACAGAAGCATTAGTAATGTTAGTTGATGCTGATGATAAAATATCTGCTTTAGATAAGTATTTCAAACCTCATAAAAACCTATTATAATGGGTGATTCAGTTAAAAAATATAAAGAGGGTTTAGGACGTAGTTTATACCCAGGTGATATTAATATTACAGATACCACAAATGCACTCTACCCAGATACCACTTTCACTCCAAAAACAGACAAGTATGTTCAAAGAGTTAAAGATAACTTCGAACAACGTTCAAAAACAGGTATCGAAAAATATGGTACAACATTAGAGCGTAAGGATGTTGATTTGTTAGGTTGGTTACAACACCTACAAGAAGAACTTATGGATGCAACGTTATATATAGAAAGATTAAAAGATGAAACTACCAAAAATAGTTAGAGATTTACAAAACGTAACAATACCTGAGATAAACTATGGTTTTCAAAAAAACATATCATACTCTCAAATGTCTATGTATAGAAAGTGTCCTCATCAATGGGCTACACAATACAAAGAAGGTAATAAACGTTATTCCCCCTCTATCCATTTAGTTTTTGGTACTTCAATGCACGAGGCTATCCAACATTATTTAGATGTAATGTATGACAAATCAGTAGCAGCAGCAGATCGTATTGATTTAGACGAATATTTTAATGAAGTTTATATTAGGGAGTATAAAAAATCCCTTAAAACCAACAATAACGAACATTTCTCATCACCTGCTGAGATGAGAGAGTTTTATGATGATGGGATCACTATTTTAGACTATTTTAAATCTAAACGTGGTGCTTATTTCTCAAAACGTAAAACACATTTAGTAGGTTGTGAGTTACCTATTCTAATGCCACCTAACCCAGCATTCCCAAATACCTTGTATATGGGATACTTAGACGTAGTATTATATAATGAAAATACAGACAAGTTTACTATTATTGATCTTAAGACTTCAACTAGAGGTTGGAAAGATAAAGACAAAAAGGATGAAGAAAAACAATATCAACTATTGTTATATAAAGAGTTTTTCTCCAAACAGTATAACATCCCAATCGAAAATATTGAGATTGAGTTCTTAATATTAAAACGTAAGTTGTACGAAAATCTAGACTTCGCTCAAAAACGAATCCAATCGTTTAAACCAGCAGCAGGTAAAATAAAACTATCAAGATCCCATAAAGCAATCAACGAGTTTATTAACGAATGTTTTACTACAACAGGTGATTATAAAGAACGATCGTTTGATAAAAACCCATCAAAATGGAACTGTGGTTTTTGTCCCTTTAAGGAAGATGCGGAACTTTGCGGTGCTGGTGCGTATTTGTAGGATTTTGTGAATATGTATGGATATATTTAAAAAAAAACAATATTATGAGTAAAAACGAAGACAAAAAACTAACTAGTGTAAAGATAGATCCCCAACTATGGGATTTATTTAAAATCGAATGTATTAAACGTAAGTTTTCATTCCAAAAACTATCTGAACGTGCAATCGATTTGTATATGAAAGATGAAGATTTTAGAAGAAAAGTTACAAACCATAGTGTATAAGCACAAAAGAGTTATTATATTACAACAAACAAAAGTTTATGACAAGCAGTTTCAAACACATCCCTAAGGGGCAACGTAAAAAGATTCTATTAATCTGTGATGATATTAGAGTTCATAGTGGTGTTGCTACCGTAGCAAAAGAAATAGTGATGGGTACCGCCCACCACTTTAACTGGGTTAACTTAGCAGGCGCTATTAAACACCCAGAAAAGGGTAAACGATTAGATTTATCCGATTCCATCAACAAAGAAATAGGTATTGACGATAGTTACGTTCATTGCGTTCCAGTAGATGGTTATGGTGACCCAACTCTATTAAGAGAAATACTAAAGCAGGAAAAACCAGATGCTGTAATGTTGATTACTGATCCTCGTTATTTTGAATATGTGTTTAGGATGGAAAACGAAATCCGTAAACAATGTCCTATTACATACCTTAATATTTGGGATGATTACCCAGCACCTATGTTTAACAGACCGTTTTATGAGGCTTGTGATTTATTGATGGGTATATCTAAACAAACAGTTAATATTAATAAACTAGTATTAGAGGAATCAGCAGAAAATAAAATACTACGATATGTACCTCATGGTTTAAATACAAAACTATTCCATCCAGTAGATAAAGCAGATAAAAAGTTAGTTGAGTTTAAGAAAAATATCTTAAAGGGACGTCAATCTGATTTTACTTTATTCTTTAACTCACGTAATATTAGACGTAAACAAATACCTGATGCACTACTTGCTTTTAGAGTATTTTTAGATGGTTTACCTAAAGATAAAGCAGAAAAGTGTCACTTTATTCTACATACCGAACCACGTTCTGAACATGGTACAGATTTAGAAGCAGTTGTTGAACACTTATTTGGTAAAGATTATCCTAATAACATTACATTTTCAACAACCAAATACCCACAAGATCAGTTAAACCTACTTTATAACTGTGCTGATGCTCAAATATTATTAACATCAAACGAAGGTTGGGGTTTAACACTAACTGAATCACTATTAGTTGGTAATCCTATTATAGCAAACGTAACAGGTGGTATGCAAGATCAAATGAGATTTGCTGATGGGTTTGATAGATGGATTGATTTCGATGCTAATTTCCCATCTAATCATAGAGGTACTTATAAGAAACATGGTGAATGGGCATTTCCAGTATACCCAACATCAAGATCAGCACAAGGTTCTATACCAACACCTTACATATTCGATGATAGGTGTGCGTTTGAAGATGCAGCAGAACAGATTAGAGCTGTATATGATTTAGGTCCAACAGAACGTAAAGCAAAAGGATTAAAGGGAATGGAGTGGGCGTTGAGTGATGAAGCAGGGTTTACAACTGAACATCAAGCAGAACGTGTCATGGAAGCATTTAATACACTATTCGATACTTGGGAAGGTAGAGAAACGTTTGATATAACTAACGCAACAGAGTTTACAGGAAGACATTTAAACCACAAACTAATATATTAAGTTATGAGTAAAAGATTAACATATGTAATCAGTTCACCACACGATACCTACTCAGGTTATGGTGCTAGATCAAGGGATTATATTAAATCAGTTATCGATTTAGACAAATATGACGTTAAACTGATGTCACAAAGATGGGGTGAAACGGCTTGGGGTTTTTGTGATAACGAACCAGAGTGGGCGTTTTTAAAAGACCACCTACTACCTGATAATAAACTACAAGGTAAACCAGATATTTGGAGTCAAATAACTATACCAAACGAGTTCCAACCAGTAGGTAAATATAATATTGGTGTAACAGCAGGTATTGAAACTACAGTTTGTGCTGGTGACTGGATTGAGGGTATGAATAGGATGGATATGAACTTAGTATCATCCCAACACTCAAAGAAGGTATTCGAAGTAACCCAGTTTGAGAAAAAAGATAAAGAAAAAACTGTAGGTCATATTAAACTAGAAAAACCTATTGAGGTTTTATTTGAAGGTTTAAACTTAGATACCTATAAGAAACTATCTCCTAAAGAAGTAAGTTTAGATTTATCACAAATCAAAGAATCGTTTTGTTATCTATTTGTAGGTCATTGGATGCAAGGTAGTTATGGTCACGATCGTAAAAACGTAGGTTTATTAGTTAAATCGTTTTTAGAAACGTTTAAAAACCAAAAGAACAAACCCGCACTTATTCTCAAAGCATCAGTTGGGTCAAGTTCATATGTATCTAGAGAGGAGTTATTAAAACGAATCAAAGCACTTAAAAAAACAGTAAACTCAGAAAATCTACCTAACATATATGTTATGAACGGTGATTTAAGTGATGGTGAAATAAACGAACTATATAACCATCCTAAAGTAAAAGCAATGATTAGTTTAACTAAAGGTGAAGGGTTTGGTAGACCACTATTAGAGTTTTCAGCAATAGGTAAACCTATTATAGCATCAGGTTGGTCAGGTCCAGTTGATTTTTTACATCCTGAAAAGACATTTCTACTAGGTGGTGAGTTAGAACAAGTACATGAATCTGCTGCTAATAAGTGGATATTAAAAGAATCTCAATGGTTCAAACCAGATCATAGTATTATAGGTAGTATTTTAAAAGATATGTATAAAAACTATAAAAACTATGTGGTAAGGGGAAAACAACAAGGTCATTATAGTAGAACAAACTTTACGTTTAGTAAGATGACTGAACTATTAGGAACTTATTTAGAAAAATATGTAAACGTACCTGCAGAAGTAGAGTTACAGTTACCAACCTTAGAAAAAATAGATTAATATGAAGTTTGACGATTTAATAGTATGTTCAAGATGCGGGAGTGATGCTTGTTACTCTCAAAAAGTAACAGACCAAGTAACAATAGAACTATGTTATGGTTGTGGTTTCCAATCTAATAGTGTTATGACATCAGGATCCCAATTTCTTGAAGAACAACTTCCACTATT